GGACGTTCAGAAATTTGTGCCATCAATTTAGACATATCATAACTTCTGCCGTCATCACCAACAATAGGAACCACATTACTACGATGCACATAAGGCATCTTGTACTTGTCTCGTTTTTCTTTCTTTTTAGAAATAATTCTGTCGAAATACTCTGCGGCATCTTTGTCGCTAAGAGGTGTTGCAAAAGTTCCGCCCAATTTTTCTTCTTCTAAGTCTTCATTGTCTGCTTTGGAATCTTTTTTATCTAAGGATTTTTTCCAGGCTTCATGCTTTTTAATTACTTTAGGCCATAAGCGTTTGTTTAATTCTTGGCGAATGTTTAACAACTCTTCATCCAAGAAGCCAATTTTCATGTGTTGTGCAAGGACATGTTTTGCTTTTTTAACGTCTTCTGGGCTACCTACTAGTTGAGCAATAAGAACTATATTTTCGCTATGGAAATTTTGGTCTTCATTTTCAGCGAACTTTTTAATCCACTCGCCCATATCAACATCAGATGATGATGCTTCTTCTACATCTTCTTCGACCTTTTCATCTTCACTTTGGGGTGGCTCAACACCACTTTTTTTCAAAAATTGGTCAAGCGACATAACTTCCATTTCGCCCAAATATTCTTTATTTTCCTTGACTTCTGGTGAGTTTTCTGCGATAATATCTAGTATGTTTCTAATATCCATGGTGCATCCTTAGTGATTATAAGAGTATTTATCAATGTTTAAAAATATTAAAAGAATTGGCTTTGCGTGTAAATGGTCTGAGATTGACCCTAAAAAGGGCATGATTAGTACCGAAGGCTTGAACACAGGTGGCACAACCTTAACTTGGCTTAAACGACAAAAGCGTGAAGTTGCAGAACAAAAGTTGTGGGACGTGTTAGAAAAGAATATCACTAACACTCACAACCTAGTTAAACGAGTATCTACGCTAGAGCCAGGTCTTAGAATGGTTCGCTTAACTAGTGATATGATGACCGCTTATACGCACCAAGACTGGAAATACTTTTATCAGCAACCCGATGTTCAGCGCAGACTAGAAGAATTGTTTGCGCCAATTGGTGAAACTGCTCGTGCAAACGATGTTAGACTAAGTTTTCATCCTGGTCAGTTTACTGTGCTTGCTAGTGATCGCCCCGAAGTTGTAGAAGGCAGTATTGACGAATTTGAATATCACGTTGATATGATTCGTTGGATGGGCTATGGCAAGCAATTTCAAGACTTTAAGTGTAATGTTCATATCTCAGGTCGCAAAGGTCCGCAAGGCATCATTGATGTACTACCCAGACTTAGCCCCGAGGCACGCAACACTATCACAATCGAAAATGATGAAATGTCGTGGGGACTTGACGCTAGTTTAGAACTAGTAGATCATTGTGCTCTGGTACTTGATATACATCATCATTGGGTAAAGACTGGTGAGTACATTAAAGCAACTGACAGTAGGATCAAGCAACTTATTGACAGTTGGCGAGGTGTCAGACCTGTCATTCATTATAGCGTTTCTAGGGAAGACTATCTTGTTGATCATTCTGATCAGTCATTCCCAAACTTAGAAACATTACTAGAAAGTGGGCACAAAAAGCAAAAACTACGAGCACACTCAGATTATTTTTGGAACAACAGAGCAAATGACTGGGCTTATGAGCACTGGCAATGGGCTGACATAATGTGCGAATCAAAAGCAAAAAACCTTGCCAGCTTTGCTTTGTACGATATATACAAACAGAAGGAATCATTATGTTTAGCAAGTTAACCAATATCTTTAAGAAAAAGCAACCTGAAAAGCCACAACCAAGAAAGAAAAAATTATCCCCAAAAGAAGAAGCCACGAAAAGGGGAGAACCTTACGTAGATATTATCAAAGTCGATATTGACCCAAATGATATTAACAGCGGGGCATTTGAATTAGATTGGAACGAAAAATTTCTTGCCAATTTAATCAAGCAAGGCTATCAAATGAAGCCTGACGAAGACGAATCTGTAATCGTTGACAGATGGTTTCAAACAGTCTGTAGAAATATTGCACTAGAAGTTTACGAACAAGATCAGGCTGACCCAGAAAATCGTGCGCCAGGTGACGTTAGAGTTATTCGACAACGTGATTTGGGTAACGGCAGAACAGAAGTTAGTTGACATTCCCCAATAAAATGATATACTTAATATAGTATTTTTTTGGATGTATGCATGGATTTAAAATATTATCGCAAAAAGTTAGAAAAAAATCCTAGACTTTTTGATTTGCTTGAACTACGCGGTTATGGAAATCATGATCAAAATTTGTTGTTACAGCATATCAATTCAGGTGAAATTTCTATGGGTGCTATTTGGGAAAATGCCTTATCTATGTTTATGCCATTCACAAAACAACTATCTTTAAATTCTATGTCTCAAGACTGGGACGACGGGACCGATGGTAAATTTGTAATGACTAGTATTAACAGTAATCGGCCTAGTCACACTGTCAGCATAGGCGGAATTAAAAATAAAACAGGAACGCTTCGTATTTGTATTTGTAGTCGTCATGATGATTATAAACTTTATTTTATGCTTATACCGTATGAAGTGTACAGCATGTGGCCTGAAAACACACATTCACCCCTGAAGTTAGGATTTACTTTACAGGGAATCCCTTCAGGAAAAAAATGGGCTGAATATGAAGGATTAGTTGTTCCCTTTTCGTTAGTATCAGCACCTATAGAAGACATAGAATTTGCATGATTTACCCAAAACACACAGATATTACTTGACTTATGCGTATATTATGCTTATAATATTAGTATATTATACGCATGGAGTAACTTGTGAAATACGCCCTTATCGACACTGCTAATACTTTCTTTCGTGCCCGACATATCGCAAGTCGCAATAGCGATACTTGGGAAAAGATCGGCATGGCACTACATCTTTCTTTTGCTTCTGTTAACATGATGGTTCGCAAGTTTGATATCGACCACGTTGTGTTCTGTCTTGAGGGTCGTAGTTGGCGTAAAGACTTTTATGAACCATACAAAGCCAATCGTACTGCTAAGGTGCAAGCACTAACAGAACAAGAGCAAGAAGAAAATGAAATGTTCTGGGAAACATACGACACTTTTACTACCTACTTGCGAGAAAAAACTAACTGTTCCGTGATCAGACATGAAAATGCCGAGGCTGATGATATTATCGCTAGATTTATTAATCTGCACCCAGACGATGAACACGTAATCATTTCTAGTGATAGCGATTTTGTTCAGTTGATTTCTGATAATGTTACACAATACAACGGAGTATCTAATCAGTTAGTTACACTTGAGGGCTATTTCAATGACAAGGGCAAGCCTATCATTGATAAGAAAACAAAAGAACCCAAGGTGCTAGAAGACCCTGAATACTTGTTGTTTGAAAAGTGTATGCGTGGCGATGCTACTGACAATGTATTTTCAGCATTTCCTGGTGTGCGTAAAAAAGGTAGCAAAAACAAAGTTGGGTTGCTTGAAGCATTTGAAGATCGGAACAAACAAGGTTTTAATTGGAATAACATGATGCTACAACGTTGGGTAGATCACAATGATGTAGAGCATCGTGTAAAAGACGATTATGAGCGTAATAGAACTCTTATTGATCTTAATGCTCAACCTGAAGACATCAAACAAGCAGTTGATCAGCGTATCAAAGAAAATCTAAGAGTAGAAACAATACCGCAAGTGGGTATTCATTTTATGAGGTTTTGTGGAAAATATGAACTTAACAAAGTTTCTGAGCAGGCTGAAGCGTATGCTAAATGGCTCAATGCTCCGTACAGGGGTAAATTCTTGCATGGATCATAGGTTGCTTAAAAAGCAAGTATATAACTCTTTAGTTACTATCGTCAAAGATAGAGATTGCTATTACCAAAGTTCTGTAAACAATGAATATAATTATTTTACCGAAGAAGGTAAAGAAGCATTAGTAGAGTGGTTTGAAATGCTTGCTCCTAAAATCTTAGCGCATGAAGAAAAAAAATTAGATAACACAATTAAAAACAAAGTTTGGAAAAACTTGAAAGAATAGAACATGGTTAGCCCTAAAAAGAAAAAGGATAAAAAAGTGACACATGATTTAATTGCTAAACCAATTGTCAAGGGACAATTTTGGATTATCACAGACGGTGACAAAAAAGTAGGTAACATTACAGCAAACAATACTGGATATGGTGTTCAGTTGTCAGGTAGTAATTTGCAGTTTAAGAATACTAAAGATATTAAGAACACAGCAAAGATCAAGTTTGAAGCCTTAAAAACAAATAACACT